ACGAGCCCGGACGGTCAGGCAACTACGACATTTTCGACGTTGAATGCTGACGGATCGAATAATCCAATGGCGTTGCGTGCAGACATTGACGTGTGGCAAGGAGTTTTTCATTTGCCGTCACAAAATAGCACTGTGACTATTTGGGGAATCCCGTTCGATTACCTCACGCAAGCATCCGATTTTAATAATTGTCGCATTGTTGTTAAAGGCGGTATGTCGAAAGGTTTGCCGTTGGCTACACCGAGCCAAGCCGGGGTTTTAATTCAGGGAACCGTTTTACAAGCATTCGGAAATTATCAAGGTCTGACAGTCAATTTAAATTTTGTCATTGTGCCATTTGCGATCGACTCAAGCACACCCGCAAATTTGTCGTTCAATTGGCAACCTGGTCAGACTATGCTACAGGCCATTACAAACACTTTAAATGCAGCATATGGGCTAAACGTTGACCCCCTCAGTCAACTGTCTGAATCATTGGTTACGCCTGAGCCACAGCCGGGGTTATTTCATACAATGAAATCGTTTACTGATTATTTAAATAAAACAAGCAAAAATATTCTTAATCAGGACTATTACCTGGGATGCATCGTTTCTGTTAATACGAATGGATTTTATATCACTGACGGAACCGGACCCGCACCGAATACCATCACTGTGAATTATCAGGACATTATCGGCAATCTGACGTGGTTGGATATAGCCACAATTCAGGCGAAACTAGTTATGCGATCTGACGTTAACGTGGGCGATGAAATTACGTTTCCGGCAAATGCTCCGACCGTAAACACTGCTGCGGGCGTCAATCAAGTACGCAACTTAATTTCGTTCGGCGGTAAATTTTTAGTCACCAGCATTCGCCATGTTGGCAGTTCAAGACAAAAAGATGCCAACGGATGGGTGACGGTAATTGACGCTATAATTAAAGGCTTGTCGCTATCATGAGCACGTCACAAAAGACCCCCTTTTCCAGGGCGATTAATCAATTCACAGATCAACGAATTGTTGACGCGTTGGGTCAACTTGGCCCCGTATTGCCGTGTCATGTGACGGCAGTTAACGGGGCAATTGTGACGGTTAACTTCGATGTGGACTCAAGCAATGTAAAATTCACGTTTCCACCAGTCACATGTGCCACGTTGGGTAGCAAGTACGTAAGAGTGCCAATACAAATTGGTGATTTTGGCATTTGCGTTGCCGCTGATGTACGACTGGGAGGCGTTACTGGATTGGGTAACGGTATGGCACCCTTAGTTGCCCCCAGCAATTTGGGCGGCCTGTCATTTATTCCGATTGGTAACATAAATTGGGAAACGATCGACCCGAATGCCGTGGTTCTTTCCGCACCAAACGGCGCAGTAATTCAAACTATCGACGGTATATCAAGTGTTATAATTTCTGAAAACCAAATAAATTTAAATTATGGTGGCAATAGTGTCGTTATAAATTCAAGCGGAATTGCAATTACTGGCATTTTGACGATTAATGGCAATCCATATTTAAGCCACAAGCACACTTTGGTGCAAACGGGCACGAGCGAATCTGGACCGGTGGGGCCATGAGAACATACGGCAAAGATGCAAATGGAAATTGGCAGGAAATCACGCAAACATCATATGTGTGGTTGGCGACGCTTATCCAAAATTTGCGGCTGGTTCAGGGCGAAAGCCCGTTTTATGCGTCAGCGGGCATTCCGGCCTATCAATCCGTCACCACTCAAATTGCGCCAGATATTGCGGTTAATGCAATTCAAACGCAATTTTCGCAATATTTTTCAAGTTTGATCATTACGAAGGTGGCCAATTCATTTCCGCCGACCTATAACGTTTCTGTCGTTTTATTGGACGGCACACCTGTGCAGGAGATCGTAAGTTAATGCCAACAATTACTACAGCGGGATTTATCCCAACTCCACCGGCGACCCTAAACGCTACGATTATTAGTGACGCACAGGCGTTATCGCCAGGATTGACTGCCAATTTACCGGGCTCATTAATTGAAGATTTGGCGAGTACAGCCACGGGTGCCGTCGTCGTACAGGATCAGGGGATTGTTGATCTAGGTAACTCAATTGCTCCCCCATTTGCAAACCCGCCTGTTTTGTACCAACTAGGTATGCAATATGGAGTACCGCAAGGTCAAGGTTCAAACACAAGCGTATACGTCACTTTTTTGAGTTCGAATTATGGATTTGTAATCAATGCCGGTTTTGTAGTCAGTGATGGCACGAACCAATACATTGTGCAGGATGGGGGTGCCATATCAGCCTCGGGTCAATCTCAGCCGTTGTATTGCCTTGCAGTCAATCCGGGGTCTTGGGCAGTTCCTATTGGTACGGTCATTCAGATAGTGACATCATTGCCGACTGGTATAACGATGACCTGCACAAATACAACGAGCGGTTTGCCTGGCGAAACCACTCAGTCACTCGAAAGCTACCAAGCGCAAGTCATTCAAGCTGGTCAAGCTGTCGCGCAAGGGTTCCCTCAATTTTTAAAGACGCAATTGCAAAACGTATCGGGCGTACAGTCGAATTTAATTTCACTTACTGCCGTTGGTTCGAATTGGAAAATTATCTGCGGTGGAGGCGATCCCTATCAAGTCGCGAATGCCATTTATCAAGGTATGTTTGACTTTAACAATTTGGTTGGCTCAACCATTCTTGCGGCTTCCATTACATCAGTTTACGCCCCGGTTGTGACCACAAATTTAAATCACGGGTATTCGAGTGGACAAGTCATGCAATTGGTCGGTGCGGCGGGTGGATCATGGGGAACCGATACCAGCGGAATCAATTTCATCGCAGCCGTAACGACCGAAACAACGTTCACATTGAATGTGGCAATCGCATCAATCGCATGGGCGTCCGGAACCGTAACAGTAACGACAACCGAACCCCACAATTTACCAAGCGGGACGACTGCGGGTAATATTTACGGATGTACGCCGACGGCATATAACGGCGCGTACACGTTGACCAGAACCGGCGCCAATACGTTTACTTATCCGCTGGCATCAAACCCGGGAACTGCGACCAATTTAGGCTACACGCCATATGACGGATCGGGCAACGGTACATATACGACCAATAGTGCCTATATCACACCAAATTTACGCAACATTGTCGTCTCCATTAATGATTACCCCGACACGTACAGTATCCCGTTTGTAATTCCGCCTGCACAGCAGGTCAGCGTTGCATTGACGTGGAATTCCATTGCCACAAATTACGTTTCTGCCACAGCGGTTGCGGCAGCGGGAGCTCCTGCGTTAGATTCATATATCAACGGTATCGGTGTTGGTCAGCCAATTAATATTTATGACATGCAAGCGGCATTTAAAAAATCAATTGCGACGTTATTGGATATTACGTTAATTTCGCAAATGACGTTCGTTGTCACTATTAACGGCATCGTGACTTCACCAGTTGCTGGGACGGGTGTCATTTATGGCGATCCTGAATCGTATTTTCAAACAACCGTTGCTGCAATCACAATTACACAGGTTTAACTATGGGATTTGGCTACGTTGAAGATGGATATTGGGCTGACGGATATGCTATCGAATATCAAGTCGCAGCATTGCCTGCGATTGCAACACCTTCTGCGCAAACAGTTTTGCCTGCCTATGCTTACGTCCAGTGGACTCCTGATGCAGACACCGACGCTTTCTTTATTACGTACAATACAATATCTCAACAATATTTAAATCAAATTAATAATTTAAATCTACCCGTGTGGAGTCAACAATTCGGCAATGCGTTAGATTGGGTTGCCACAAATTTATATGGAATAAATCGACCAGTATTAAGCGCAGTCACTGTATATGGCGGCACGTATAACTCAAACGACTACAACACGATCGCTTACGACACGCCGCAAATTTCCGGCAACACAAATCTGACACCAGTCAATGATGATATTTATCAAAGGATTTTAACGTGGAATTTATATACGGGCGACGGCAAACAATTTACAATGTCCTGGTTAAAAAACCGAGTCGTTAGATTTTTGACAATGCAAAACGGTATCTCAACACCATTGGATAATACATATATTGTAAGCATCTCTTTTTCTTCGGCAAGAAATGTTACTATTGCGGTATCACCTACTTTTGTTGCAGCATCTGCAGCAAATTTGGCAAGCGCAATTTCGCTTCAAGAGGCAATCAATCAGCAAGTTTTATCATTGCCATTCCAATACAACTTTACGGTCACTTATTAATTATGAGTAAATTGACACCTAATACCGGCATGTTATTTCCATCGCCGACAAGTGGCCAATATTTTATTTTAACAATGACCGACGCCGCGACCGGTTTAATTCATGAAATTATGTACGGTACCGCGAAATCAAGCGACACAATTACCGTTGTTCGCGGTCAAGAAAATACTACTGCGCGCGCGTGGTTAGTTGGGGATTATGTCTCATGCTATCCGACAGCGGGTACACAAGCCACTTTTGCTCAACCCGATCAATTGCAACAAGGCGCATATTCATTCTCAATCGCAGGCGGGACAGCAAACGCATTATCGGCGGCAATTGCGGGCGATCTGGCAACAGTTCCCGCAGGCATGCCTTTAATTGTGCAAGCAATTAGTGCCAACACAGGGCCTGCAACATTGCAATTGACAATAGGCTCTATGGTCTTTAGCGCAGTTAACATTGTCAAAGGTAACAATAGCCCATTAGTTGCGAACGACATACCTGCATCTGGCTATCCAATTCAGTTAAATTACTCATCGACGTTTTCAGCATACGTGATGCAGAACCCGGCAACAGGCGTCAGTTCAATCCCTGCGGGCTCTATAGCGCAATTTCCGTGCACGACTGCACCGAGCGGTTATTTACTCCTGAACGGCCAAATAGTTTCGCGTACGACATACGCAAACCTGTGGACTTTTGCGCAAGCAAGTGGAAATATTGTTTCTGATGCGTCCTGGACTGCCGGTCAATTTAGTACTGGCGACGGTGCAACTACATTCAGATTGCCACAATTTGGTGGTTACTTTTTGCGCTCATTAGATAACGGCAATGGAATTGACCCCGGTCGTACAATTGGCTCAATTCAAGGCTCAGCCAACATTAGTCACACGCATACAGCTAGCTCAAGCACGTCAGTCACGCCGTCGTCCACGTCAACGGCAAGTGCAACGTCATTGGTCAACGACCCGGGTCATGCGCACTCAGAAGGTATGGTGTTGGGGGCGGCGGGATTTAATGGCGGCGGTGCATATGTTGGATCAGGCGGTAATCAATTTTCAGGCGGGGGCGCGTCCAATTTCGGGTTTAACGGAAGCCCTTATCCGACAAATGCGGCAAACACAAACGTTACCGTGTCAACCAGCGTGTCTGTCAGCACCACTACCACGGCCAGCGCCTCGACAAGTACGACAGTTAATGCGCAAGGCGGTAGCGAATCGCGACCAATCAACATTTCTGTCATAACCTGCATAAAATATTGAGGTAATTATGGGTGTCGTCATCGCATTACGTGCCGGTCAAACAAACCCGTTATCTTGGGCGCAGGTTGACGCAAATTTCACCAATTTGGCGAATGCAGTTAATGCGCTACCGGTTCCGGCTGGTGGCACAACGTCGCAACGACCAACTTCACCAATCTTATATCAACAATATTTCGATACCACATTAGGTCAACTAATAACGTGCTCAAGTTTAACCGGCCCGACATGGGTCAATGCTGCGGGAGTTTCAGTATGAAGAAAATTATATTATTGCTTTTATTTTTAATATCCGGCGTTCAAGCGCAAACTTTTCAAGTCAACAATTTGAATGCGTCGGGTACGGTTACAGCATCGTCTTTAGTCGGCCCGTTGACCGGCAATGCTTCAAGTGCCACAACGGCAACAAGCGCGACAAATTTAGCAGCGGGCGGCGCCGGACAATTGGTATGTCAAACGTCTACCGGCACTACCGGCTATATTGCTTTAGGTACGGCAGGTTATTTTTTACAAGCTGGTGCATCGGGCTGCCCCACGTGGGTTGCCGGATCAGCTTATACGCCCGGTTCCGTGACCATTACTGGAGGTTCAATCAACGGGACGACCGTTGGCCTAACTACACCAGCAGCAATCAAAGCGACGACCATTAATGCAACAGGATCGGTTATTTTAGCAAGCACGTCACC